CGCCCAGGAGGTAGTCGGCGTTGTTCGCAAACGTGTAAAACAGCGGGTTAAAGAAGTTCTGCACATAAGGCGTAACCGTGAGTTGACCCAAACCCGTGGTCGAGCCTGCGCCAACCGATTCAGCGTTGATCGTGAACGTGTCTACCGTGTTGTCGTTGATACCGCCGATAAGGGCAGCCGGATTTGGCACGTAAGTGATCGTGTTAGCGTCAATCACGTTCACGACGACCGTACCTAAAAACATAGGCGACGAATTAGAACTCGTGATACTCACTACAGCCGGGTTATGGAGTCCGTGGTTCGGTAAACTGACCGTAACGACGCCGCTGGTTTCCGAAGCCCCGGCCGCCGCTTGCGCGGTGCCGAGCGCCGAACTTGACCAGCGCGACCACATGCCCGCTTGCGCGTTGTAGACAAGCGTGCAGTTGCTCGCGGTGAGCGTGAGCACGTAGAACGCGCCGCCGTTGATTTCGATGTAATAGGCATAGACCGTAGACGCGACAAGCGCGTCAGCATTGAGGATCTTTTCTATGAATTCATCGGAAATCGGCTGCGGCGAAAGGCCATTCATCGTATAGACTTTGCGGCCCTTCTGGTGCGTCTGCCCCACCCAAAACAGCGTATTCTCACTCGCGACCATCGAGGTTCCGACCGCGCAACCGACGTTCACAACTGCCGAGATGTTCGGGAGCAAGGGCGAGCCCGTCGCGTTACCGTTGTCGTAGAAGAATGTTGCCGAGAACGAGCCGAACGACGCCACGTAGTTGTAAAGCCGCGTGACGACGGCGCCGGGGTCCGGCGACAGGCTGCCGTTGATCGTATTCAACGCGTTCCATGTGGCGGGCGTATTCAGGTTGCTGTTCGTGAGAATGCCGCCGGGTGTGAGCACAAAGACATAGCCATCAAGCCACGCGACACCGGGTACGGTGGTAGCAGGATAGTTCGCGTCCGTGACTTTCGTGAGAATAGTCCCGTTCCAGGTGTACGCTGCTGCGTTGTTCTTCAAAAAGACTGCCGTGCCCCCTTGGCCGGTAAGCGTGAACTGGTATTGACTCGTCGTGTCTACGGCGCCCTGAACTACACCGTCAACGTAAAACGCGGCTCCGATAATCGCAAGAATATGGGTTCCGAAAGCGAAAAGACCGAGCGCGGCGTTCGCCGTGCCTGTGAATGCGGGTTGCAAACCGAAACGACGTTCGGAAAACACCCGGCCGTCGCTGTTCTTCGTCGCGTAGTAGTTATACATGATGGCGTCGAACGCCATCGTGGAATCACGCGTCGAAATGGTTTGCGCCCAAGGGATGCGCGGGGTATCAGCCACGGTAGTTTGCGTATCCTCGCCTATCCGGCGTAAAGAAAGTCGAAGTTTCCTCTTGGTCCCAGTTCAGCATGTCTTCGAGGTAGCGATTCGCGTTACGCTCTACCCGCGTCGCGACATTTTCAGGCACGAAGTACTCCGGGAGAAGTTGCTCGGCGAGGCCCCATTTTAAAGGATTTGTCCACTCGATCGGGAAATCGAAAGCGTCGCCCGAGTTGAGCACATCAGCTATCGGCCGTTGACACGTGAGGGTGACGATGTTCGCTTGAGCGTTTGGCGCCAAGTACAGGCTCAAAACGCCGTTGTTCAACTGCGGATCGTAGTAGTAGCTGTTCGGTGTGCCTTGCGCGCCTTTCTGCCCTAGCTGGTCGTATTCCTGCCGCGAAAGCTGGATCAAAGGCACTTCAAGCGCGGGTTGTCCGGCGTTCACATACTGGATACGCGCCATCGGGATGCGCAGCACGCGGTACGCCTGAAGGCCAACCGTGGGCGACGTCGGCCCAATCAGATATTGGATCTGGCCTTGAACGACTGTGAACGGCAAGTCGGTCACGCACCACAGCGGATAGTTCTTGCTCATCCAGTACTTGATCATCATGTTCAAGGCCTGGGCGGCGTTGTTCAGGTCCGTCTGCGGCGGCGGGGAGTCATCATTGAACTGGCCGATCAGGCGAAAAGCCGCCTGAATGAGCGTTTGCTGGTTGACGGTGAAGGTGTAGGTAGTCATTACCGGACCCGCCTAGCGCGAATAAACCCTTGGACCGCTAACACGCCGGTGAAGACGGCTTCTATAACCAAGAACGCCGTGGCGGGGCTAGACAGGCTCAGTCTCACTACGGGCGTGCTAATTATCTGCTGCGTGGCAGCTCCCGTCGTTATTGTGTTGACGTTTTCATTACCGATAGCGGTATTTCGCGTCCCTGACGTAGTGCTTACTCCGGCCAAATAAAGACTCATGACGGCTGACGGGTTGAACAGGCAAGTTCCGCTTACGTCCCAATCGCCCGCAGTGAGCGCCACGGAACCGGCGTTCACGGGTACGCCTGAAGTGACGGCCACGCCACCCGCAGCGCCCGTTAAATACTCGCCTATCTTGCCGGTGTTGGCGTTATCCGAAGTGATGGTTCCTGTTATCCCTAGCGTCGAGGAGGGGGTTATCGTCACCCCCGTGAAAATACCTTCTGCAGCGTTCTCGAACCCGCGCAACTCAAGCGCGATCGTGCGCAGCGAAACGATATCGCCTGCGTTCCACGAGAGCGCAGAGGTACCATCCTGCGCGCGCGCTATCGAAAAAATGTTGCCGGATACGGCTGTCACTTGAACGATTTCGATAAGCGTTTGCGTGGCGGCGTCAGTCAGCGTCACGTAAAACACTTGCGGCGGCGTAGGGCTGGGAAATGCTGTTGGCGCGGCCGTAAGCGTCAACGTAGTTGAAGCGTTCGTGATCCCCGATGCGAGCGTTCCGGCAGCGTTGTTCGCGTATAAGATGTTTGCCATTGCTTATCTCCGGCGCCTAGCTGAAATGTACCCGCCGCCAGCCATGGTCCCGGCTGAGAACGCTTGGTTCGCCACTAGAAAAATAGTTGTGGTCACGGCTAGCGAAAAACGTTGCGTAGGCGCGATCAACGTGTACGAGGCGCCTGTCGTGTACGCAAGTGCCATATTGTTCACGAAAGGCGCGGCTGCCGAAGTTGCTGTGGTCGTGTTGATGCTTGAAAGCAAGTTAGTCGTGACGTTACTGGTCCCTGAGAACGTGATGCTCCCCCACACGTCCCAATCGCCGGCCGTCAAACTTATGCTGGTGATATTAGCCGCTGTCGAGTTCGTAAGCGAAACGCCGGACGGCACCGAAGACGTGATGTACTCGCCAACGCTACCCGCTTGCGCGTTGTTGTTTGTGGTCGTGCCGACAATGCCCGCCACTTGGGCGGGGGTGATCGTGCTACTGGCGGTTACCGTGGTCGCGGCAACGCTGGCAGGGGCCGTTGACCCGAGCGGGAACGGGGAGGCAAACAAGGCGGTGAACCCTGCACCGCTCACCGCACCGGTAGCGGCTAACGTGGTCACCGCCGCCGTGCTCGGCGTTGTGGCGCCAAGGGACCCGTTAAGCGCCCCGCTGGTTGATGAAAGGGATGTGAAGCTACCTGTACTGGCCGTCACCGCAACGCCTGACAGCGTGCCGCTGGTGGCGTGCACGGCGCTGACAGTCGGGTTCGGGTAAGTGCCTGACAGGTCGCCGCCGGCAGGACCGCTAGGCGGCTCCGAAGGGATGAGCGTGCCTACGATACCCGCCAGTTGCAGCATCGTGTATTGAGCGAGCGTCGGCACGCCGTTGGTTCCGAGAAGCTGGTAGCCAACGACAAAATCCCCCGCGTTAATTGGGAGAGTGGGCGTTGGGAATTGTCCGAAGTTAAGTGACATGCGTTAAGGTCCGGGAACTGTCTGTTGATCTTGGATTTCCAGTTCCGAACCCGGAACCAGCGGAGAGACAGAAGCACGCGTGCCAATCGGCTGTGCCGTCGTCGTGAACGAAACGATAATATCGTTCGTGAAGTCGATCATGAAAGCGCCGTAGAAATCCGTTATCGCAATACTAACCGGATTCCCTGTAAAAGGCGGCGCAACGTCAGGTCGGCTCCACGGTACGGCTTGCGGGTCGGGAATGCCGCGCACGAAGTCCTGTGGCTGGCGGATATTCCAGTCCTGCCGGCACGTCATGAGCCCGTCCCAACGCATTTTCAGATCGTTGGAGTGGTACTTCATGCCGCAGACATCGCAGATTACGAGCCATTGGCCTTTTTTGTAGTAGTCCGCGCGGCCCATGGTTTAAGCCGGGTTAAGGCCGTTCTTAACCAGTTTCAAAACCAGTGTGAACGAATAGGCAACCGTGGCTGAGGGGTTCGCGGTGTTTATGCCGATACCTCCGGTCGTTCCTGCGATTCCTGCTTGCTGGTACAAGCCGCCGAAGTCTTTGAAATACTTGTTGGCGCGGCCGATGCACGAGTAAAACTCAACAGGCACGGTAGCGTCCCAAAAAAGGTTCACCTGGTAGCCAGCTTCCGCTTGGATATCCCACTCGATCTTATCGACGCGAAGGGACGCTGCGCGCTGCAACGTAGCTTGGTTCACGAACCCTAAGTTGGCCGGTAGAACAAGTTGCTGGTAGGCAGGCGTGCTTCCGCCGGCTTCCGTCCCGTTCACGAGGACAATCGTGTTTCGCGGCCCGTCTTCCAAAATACGGGTGACAATTACGGCTGCCATGTCTTTTCCTTAAACGCCTAGCGTTACCGAGATCCGAAGCTGCGCCAAGTCTGCGGGCGCGGCTCCAAATGTGCTCGTCAATGTCTGCCCGTTCAGAGCACCCGTCACCGCGCTGCCGTCACTCATCGCGATAGACACGATGCGCTGAGGAACCGTAGTCCCCGGCAGGCCGTTAGAGATGAATAGCGGCGCGAGATAGGTATCGAGCGACGTGGTTTCCCCGTCGCCGATAAGCGAAATGATCAGCGGGACGGGGAAAGTGATCGCCATGGTTAACGTTCCTTGGAAGTGCAAACGAAATCGGTGGTCATGGTCGTGGCGGATGCCGTTGTACCGTTGGATACTGCCAAGGTGACGTTCAATTTGGCCGTAGGCAGGATCGGGGCCGTCGCGCGCGCCGCCGGCCCGAGGCCGATTGTCGGAGGTGACGTAGTGCCGGTGCCCGACTGCGGAATCCAGCCGACTAGTTGGTTGCTCGCGAAGATTCGAATATCGCCGTGACGGTCCAGATACCAGGCCAAGTCAAAGTTCGTTGCGTTGGCGTAGTTGGCGATGGCGCCGACAGGAATCGG